TCAAGAGTTAAATCCGGTAAAGGTTGATTAAAGTTAGACTGTCTAAACATTTCCCCTATTTGTGAAAGATTAGGAGCATCCCAGTTAGCTAATGACTTATTGAATGCAGTAGCACCATAAAACATACCATTAGTACTTTCAAGACTGCTTACATCCCAGTTACCAATTTCTTGGTTAAATGCTGTGTTAAATTTAAACATACCACCCATAGAAGTCACATTACTTACATCCCATCCTGTTATATCCTGGTTAAATGTACTAACTTCAAAAACTTGTAACATACGTGTTATGTTACTTACATCCCATTGATCTAAAGGTGCGTTATAACCTGAATTAGCAAAAGTACCTTGCAAGCGTACTACAGTAGGAGGTAATACCCAACCATTTAAACTTGTATTAAATGAAGTTGCTCCTCTAAATGTTTCTTTTAATGCATCGTTATAACTTTCTGACGACGGTGGATCTACTAAACTACTAATATCCCAACCACTTAAGTCTTGATTAAATGCAGCACAATCCCAAAACATTCTATTCATAGTGGTTACATTACCAGTGTCCCATCCACCAATATCTTGATTGAATGCAGCACAGTCATCAAACATACCGCTCATGTCAGTTACATTGCTTACATTCCAGTTACTTATATCTGCATTAAATTGAGTTTTATCCTCAAATAAGTCTGACATATCAGTAATACCGGAAGTGTTCCATGTTGATATTGCACCATAAGGAGCAACAGCAGTGTTACCAGTTGGATCTACAGCAAGTGTATCAGTTATAGCTTGTTCTATATTACTATTAGTAGCTATAAATGGAAATGGTGGTTGAGGTAATACCCATGAATTTGCAGAAGCAGAGAAACTTGAATAATCTGAAACCTGAGCTACTACCCAACTTGAAGCATCAAAATTAACCCTGAAAGAATTAGTAAACATTCTTTTCATACTAACGGCTGTGCTAACATCCCAAGAACCTAGGTCTTCTTTAAACTCATATCCATTGTGCAAAAAGCTTTCAAAATTAAGGACATTACTAACATCCCAGTTTGCTAATCCCATTTGGTAATTAATGTCACCTTGACCAATCGCGTGATCAAAAAACATTTTAAACATACTAATGACATCACTATTTTGATTAAAGGTCCATCCGCTTACATCTAATTTAGTTTGATTAAACTGAAGACCTTCACCTTCAGAATCAAAACATTGATCAAATACTTGACAGTTGTCCCAGTTTGCATCTTTTAAAGGTTTGGTTGTTGCAGATACATTTAAACCACATACATTACTACCTTTAAATGTTTCCAAAGCAATTTTTATATTGCTTAGATCATAGTCACCAAGTTTTTGTTCATTTGAATTATCTCCTGACCATGCTTGTTGATTAAACCTAAAAGCAGATTGCCAGCTTACACATTCTGATAAATCTGGAATATCTACTGGAGTACCAATACCTGGATCATTGTTTCCTGGATTTACCCTATTATCATTTGATCCTTCAAACATGTAATCCCAAATCTTCCATTTTGCAGGGCCCCATCTTCTTACTCTTATTGCTGCTTTACTTCCTTCTTCGCCACATCTATAGTTATTAAAAGAGCTATTAGGAACAGTATTATCATGTGCAATTGTCACTAAAATTTTTTGTGTACCTGTAGGAACTATACTTTTATCTAGTAATATATTACTATAACCACTTTCTTGCGTAAAGCTTCCTTTAGTAATTAGTGCCCCTGTGCTTTCATCTTCTACTTTATATTTGACTGCATTTGTACCTAATCCTTTGTCTACAGCTACTTGTTGACTTCCAGTAGATGTTAAGTTATAGGAAAAAACATCTGCTCCAACAGTACCACTTACTCTACCCAGATTTGCATAAAGAGCATCTGGATTACCTCCATCGCTAAGTGGTATATTAGTTACATAATTATAGTTATATTCAAATGTGAAAGCATCCCATGCCGTTTCTCCTGTTGCAGTATTTGAATAGAAAGTATTTTCTTCTTGAGGTTGTCCTTGATTATTTGTTGCAAAAACTCTAAAGTAATATGTAGAAGTGTTATCTAACCCAGTAACAGTGTGTGTGTTTGTGACCGGAAGTGTACCGGGAAAGTTGGTACCAATAGGACTTACTTGAGCACCTGGAGTATCTAGTGTAACTTTAGGATCTGTTTTAGAATACACTATGCCATAGGCATAAACAGGTTCATTCTTTCCTGAATCAACTAATGTAAATCGTAACTCAGCTTCTGTAAGGTCTGTGCTTAAAACTTTAAGTCCAGCAACAATAGGAAGGTCACTTTCTGCTTGACCCCAAAATGCAAAAGGTATTTTCATTTTAAATTATTTTATGGTGCATGATTAACTGAAGCAGCACCGAAATATTTACCACTAGAAGGAGCAAGCCCTGTTATTGTAACAACATCGTATTTACCAAATTCACTACTAGTCCATACAGGATCAACAGAATTAGTCCAACTAACATTTGCCCAGTCCCAAGTACCTGTCCATTTATCTGAATTAAAAATAATAATTTGTTTTGTACCTATAAAACTTCCTGTTGTTGTTGGAAGTAAAGTAACAGTAATATCATTTGCATAAGGACTACCAGTTGAATACTGATTTAATACCCCTGCCAGATTAACAAAGAAATAATCAGAATCATTTAAATTAAGTGTTATACTAGGTGAACTTGATATACTTGTGTCATAAACTTTTTGTTCTGGAGCTGGGACAAGATCAGATGCTTTAATTAATCTAACATCTCTTTCTGATGGTACACCTACACTTCTTCCTTTGATTTCTGCTACAGCCAGATAGTCATTATCTTTTAACTGTTTACTAGTGATTATTTTTTTTCTTGTAAATAATCCTAGTATATCTTGTAATATTGTATTCATTTTAAACTTCTTTTAGTTATAATTTACTTCTTTTTTTTGTCTTTTGCAATTTTATCTCCACCCTTTACATCATACTTGTTCTTATTTTCTCTTGCTATTTCTAACTGTTTAGTAGCAATATCTCTTTGAGTAGAAAGTTTTTCACGCTCTATATCCATCTTTTGGGTTTGTATTGCATTCTTAGTAGCAGACTCTTGTCTCTTAAAGTTCATAGTCTCCCTATATTCAGATCTTTTTCTAATATCATCCATATTATCCTTAAAGTCTGACTGCATATTTTGGTTAATGTCTTGCATAGAACCATAACCAGAAGCCCTGATTTCTGCAACCATTACATCTTTCTGTCTTTCTTTTTCATTTTCTTGCTGCTCAAACTGAAGTTTCATTTGTTCTTCTTGCTGCTTAGCTTGGATCTGTTCTTGCTGCATCTGCTGTTGTTGCTGCATTTCTTGTTGTCTCTGAGCAGTTTGTTTACCTTCAGCATCCTTAAGTATATCTGATACCTCAGCAATACTATCTGCTTTTATTATATTTCCTAAATCATAAATAGTAGCACCAGATGTATTATTAGTCATAGCTAATTGTTTCAACTGCTCTAACGTCTGTCTATGATTAGTCTTAGTTGTACAGAAAATGTTAAAATCTCTCATCAAAAGATCTGTGCCATTTATTGTAAAGTTTACTTTTTCTGCTTCAGATGATATATAAGATAGTCTTACACTTGGGTTAGTGCTATAGTAAAACTGAGCTAAGTCAGTTCTCATTTGATGTACTCTAGGCATTAAGTTATCTGAGTGCTGAGTAAAATAAGTTTCCGTTTGTGCATATGACTGGTTAAGTGCTTGAACAACTCCTGTTGCTGTTTCTTGACCAATAGGCGCACCCAAACGTTGTGGATTAATTCCAATAGCATCAAAACATTGTTGTTTAAAATAATTAGCCAATTGAATTCTAGACATTAATCTATTAGTCTGCTCCATGTTTAGAGTTTGATAATGATTAAAGTTTGTAGCATTCTCTGTGTTAGTAATAGATGTATCCAAAGGTAACATGCTAAAATCTTTCATTGCTGTCCAAGCTTTAGCATAATTTGATTTACCCCAATCTTCACCCATAGAATGACGTGGTAATGCGTTCTGGTCAAACATAATAACAGTCCCTAATTCATCTACTAGAATGTCAGCTATTTGATTATTTACCATGTTGTATCCAACTTGATAGGCTTTCATTAGATCTACTAAAGAAGTTGACCTTGTATTTCTATCTGAGAATACTCTACCTTCTACAGGCAATTTACAACCATATAGTGTCTCATTACCTTTAAATTGAAAAGGTAGTCTTCCCGGTTTAGTTCTATCTATACCAAGATATATTGGATTTATATTATCAGCAGACATATTACTCTTCCACATTGCTGGCAAATTTGGTCCAACTTTGACACCACCCCATACTTCATTAATCCAAAACCAGTCTATATGTTCACCTTCTAATAAATTCTCTCTATTTTTATTTTTGAATATAGAAGTATCATATAATGGTTTTATAGTAACTTTAAATGTTTCATCTACAATCTCTTGAGTTATTGTACCATCAGTCTCAATCTTAGTCAAGTGACCTACTTTTCTTTGTGTTTTCCAATAAGATGTAGTTACTCTCATCAGTTCTCCTTCACCCCATGATGATACATCTTCTCCTTCATTCAATATTGAACTAATTACATCACCTCCTTTTGCAGGATCATTTGACCAGTTACTTGCATATTGTCTATAAGCAAGACCAGGCATGTTTGTATTCCATTTATGAGATCTAGATGGATCATAGTAAGCACCGTCATTTTGGTAACCATTAACTTGATACATTGCTGATCTGGCAGGATAAATCTTTTGAAGAGATTCTAATTGATCTTTTGTCATAAGATAACCATACTTATCTATAACATCTGATACAGTCATTAAATCAATCTTACCAACAAAATTAGAATCTGATATATACCTTGTATCAGGAGACTTTTGATAAAATGTAAGTACTGGATTCCATAGTTCTACATCATAGTCATCTTCTAACATACGGAAGTGCCAAAACTCTCTATCACTAATAAGCATATCTCTAAATGCTCTTTCTTCTAGTTCTTGGAATTTAAATCTTTCTTCATCAACGTTTGTTTGATGTGAAGCCCACTCCTCAACTAAACTTCTATAGTCTTTAGAAAAGAAGTCTTCTATTTCAGGTAAAGACCTAACTGCTTCAGGAGACATTTGTTGTTTTGCTTCTTCTGATGATGGGTCCATTCCCATCTCTATCATCTTGGCAATAAGTTTAGCTTCAGCATCTGCTAGCAGATTTTCTTCTACTTGCATTCTTTTTGCCTCTAACATCTCATTATATGACAAATCATCTACAGCTCTGAATTGAACTTTTGAATAACGTTTAGAAAATTCACCAGATAGTACATTTATAACATTAGGTATAATTGGATAAAACTTGAGTTCTAAAGCAGAGTTATCCTCTTTAGTTAGTACATCCATCAAATCTTTGTACTCATTGTCTTCCTCAACAATGTAATCAGTTTTATCTATAATACCTTTTGCAAGCTTATAGTTTTTAAGCAACCTTCTTGCGTTTAACCTTAAAAACTCTAATCCTTGAAGCTCTAACCAATCCATATTCCAAGCTCTCCAATCATCATCTTTCTTTTTAGCTGGTAAAAACTGAATAGGTTGTGTAAGACTAGATGAGGTTGGGTATCCTTCACCTTTAGCTCCACTCTTTAGTTGCATTGCATTTAATACTCTCATATTTATATCCTTATGGTATAAGTAATTGACTCATTCTTATCAGTTGTAGTATATATATAAATATAACTCTTTTTACTTGTAGATGTTGAATAATATCTCATTATCTAAAGTTTTTAAATCCTGATCTTTTTTTCTTAATACTTGTTTTACTACTCTTTCGTCCAATATTACTAAACGGACTATACTTTAATTTAAACAAATTTTGGGAATTATCCAAGGGTTTTACCGTATCAGATTCACGTCTTTTACTATAACCTCTATTTGACTGCTGAACCTTTGCAAATGCAATTAGTGCACAAAATGAAACCATTCTATCCACGTTAAGGCCAGGGAAATAGGCTAGCATTTCTTTTATTAACATAGGATCTGGTATTCTTTCAACTCCAAAAGTTTGATTTATAACTTCTCCATTTTGATCAGTTTCTTCATCAGTAACTTCTCTTAAGAATTCTAAACCGTAGGATATTAAGTGATTTTTAAATAAAGTTCCTGTATTCTTCCATCCGTATTCTTGATATACTGTTCTATTAGAACCAAGATCTTTTAAAAATAAAATTTGCTGTTTTGGTACAAGATATTTTTGCTTCCTTCTTGCTATCATATGTTGTATAAATAGTGAGATATTATTCTCCACTACTGTCCAGGCGTTGTACCATTCTATAATTTTTTCTAATTGTTCATGGGTTTTATTAATATCATCATATCTACCACACCATGAAGCAACAATCTTATCTCTTTCTATAAATGTTTCAAGTCCATTTGATGTTTCTCTTGTAACCTCAACTGGATTTTTGTATACAAATATACTACATAATGAATCTGACGTTGTGGTTTTACCTTCTGATACAGGGTCAATAGATGCATAGTAAGTACCAAATTCAGGATTCTTTACAGGCTTCTCCCATACAACTAAAACAGCAGTTTTATCAACTTGTTTTTTATTTACTGGAAACTTTGATATAGGTAATTTATTTGATCTTTTTGCAACTATACCAGATTCATCTCTTTCTAATTCTATATGATCATATGAATATTCCTTCTCTTCTATTCTTTTAAGTTGTTTAGATAATAATCCTTGTGGAAATATTGATTCTTTTCTATAAGCAAAACCTTCTGCAATGTTAGTTGGTTTCTGAGATATACGCAATTGATATTGTTCTGGGTTCAATTCATCTTTCCACTTTTGTCTTTCATTAAATATTGCTTCTAAAGCTTGCTCTATTTTAGAATTGCCATACTCATCAATATGAGGAGGCATTGACCATTGCTCCGGTATAAATAATCCAGATAAACCTATAGTCCCATCTGCATCAAGAAGGTTAGTCTCAACAGCATATATATCATTTACTGTTGGATTTAGAATCATTTCTTTTAATGGATTACATTGATCTAAATCACCCACAGATCCAGCTGCAATAAATACACCAGTAGTCAGCATACCTGATGACATTGCTGGTCTTAAGTATTCATATGTATCCATCATCTTAGGTGCAATACCAGCCTCTTCATGAAAGAAATATGTTGTAGGTCCACCAACACCAGTAGTAGCATTCTTTTCAAAAGATGCACCCTGGATCTTAGATTTTAAACCTCTCTTTGTTTTTCTGTTTCCAACCTTGACTTCTATCTGTTGTTGCCAAAGTAAAACTTTTTCTGGATTACTAGGTCTATACCAAGCAGTATGTTCATTTAAAAAATCTTTATATTCATCTAAAAACTTCCAAGATCCTTTATCATTGATATAGTCTTTTAATGATGCTCCTATTTTACAAACACTTCCTGATTCAAACCAGTATTGGTTTATGATTTTACCCATATGAAAGTATGAACTTGCAATCTGTCTTTTCTTAAATATTGCACAGTGTTTATTATGTAGTTCTGCTAATATTTCATAAAGTGCCATATGATATTGAGCATCTCTTACTTTAGCAAATCCGTATTTCTTTTCTTCTTTGTCAAAAATAGGTAAGAAGTTCAACCACATATAATAATCTCTGGTAAGATACCAAGTTTTATCTTTTACTTTATATATTACACCTTCTCTACATTTATCTTTTTCATCATTCCAATATTTAATAAAGTCTTTTGATCTAAAAGGTTTATCACAATAAAAACCTTTATCATTAAATATTCTAGCTTCTTGATTAAACTTATAAGATGTTTCATCAAACTCATAGTTGCCAGGTTCTTTAAATATACTAAGTAAAAAAGATTTAAACTCTTCATCCGTAAATGAAGTTTTTAACCATTGCCCATTGTCATATGTAGGTATGTTTCTCATTACTCTTTTAGAATAGCAAATACATCTCCTTCATTAATTAAATAATGTTCTTCACCATCATGTTGCATTTTAATAACTGCAGCACTATCACTGTATTGTACAACATCTTTTGGTTTTATTTGTGCAACTCCACTTCCTACCCCAGCTACAACCCCTTTTGCTTCTTGCTTGCGTTGAGATTCGGGTATAAGTATTGTAGTTCCTTTAAAATATGATGATGCTTCTTGTGGTTTAACTAGGATCTTTCTTCCTACTGGTATTACTTTCATCTTAATATTGATTTTAATTAATAATTATTTAATCTTCTGATTCTTCTGATTCAATAAAGTATGTTTCTATAGTTGCAATTTTATCTTCAGCCTCACATAATAACTCTAATGCTTTTGTTGCGTCTTTCATAACATCATCAGCTGTGTGATCACCCACTCCAACCCCTGAGTTTATTAGTAAGTCTAAAGCCATAATAGCTTTTTCTTTGTCTGCAGTTGCTTGCGCATGTAATGCAGAAATTAATTTAATATTTGCCATATCTATTTTTGTTTTAATTTTAATTTATCTAGTTCAAACTGCAAGTGATGTATAGCTTTCTCAATACACTCTTGCGGTTTCTTGTGTTTATTGTTTGCTCTCAGTAAATAACTAACAGCTGTACCAGTATTATATGACAAGTCAAAATCTTCTACTACTTTTCTTGCCTCATATCCATGATATTTACCTATATAATAAGATGGTATTTTCTTAATCTTTTGTGACATGTTTCTGGTGTTTTTCTTTTACTTTATTTGATATTGGTATAGGATCACCTTGTTCATCTATTCTTACAAAAAACATATTTGTTGTAAGTATAATTCTTTGATGTCCATCATATACACTATGACTTCTTGCTTGTATACTTAATTCAATGCTTGACTTACCAATAGATACAACTTCTCCGTAAAGCTTTAATAGTTGACCTTCTTTTGCTGGTTTATTAAATACACATTTGTTTATTGCTTTAGTTACCATTCTAGGTGTATCACATACTTCAGTTGCAAAACTAGCTGCGGCTGCATCTAACCATGCTAAAAGTTTTCCACCAAATAGATTTCCATGGAAGCCTAAGTCTGATTTTTTAATTGGATGGGTAGTTATATGTTTCATAATTACATTTGATCATATGCTAAACCTTGTCCACCTCTTACAGATGTCTGTTGTTCATCTTGTAAATCTTTATACGCACCCTTGAATGACTGTCTAATAGCATCAAAGTCTTTTGCTACAGCTCTTATTTGACTTATATTACCGTCTCTACCATCAGTTATTTGTGTATTAGCCATATATGTAGCCATATTGTCTAAAGCCTTCTTAATTCCAAGATAAGCCCTGTGTGTAGGTGATTCATACATTGCTTCACACCTGTCTAATGCAAACTTTATTTTAGGATCTTCTACTGAATCTTCTAATCCAACCTCTTCAATAATAATTTCTTCTTTATCATTTTCTGGTAAATGAAAAAAAGGATTCATATCCGGACTGGGACAAGTCATGTAAAATAAATATTTATATATACTCAAATAACTATCCGGATACTCTTCCATTATAGACTTTAAAAAATCTAAAGCATAACAATGTTCAGTAGGTATTAGTTCTGAATTTTGTATGTCAAATAACTTTACTATCATGTTATTTCATTAAAGTTAGGTAGTTGTTGCAATTTACTTATAAAAGCTGCTCTAGTCAACCTGACAAGTACTGAAGTTGCTCCAACACTTACCTGTATTATATTATTTTCATAGTTCTGTGATTGTTGATTAAAATCTCTTTGAAAAGCAACTACTTGATCAAGATTAAGTAAATATTGACCTGGTATATTTTGATAACTACATTCAACTTGCACCATAGGTTCAGGTGGTATTTGATCTTGTCCCGTAGGAGTACTATACTCTATAGACTTTCTTACTTGTGTACATCTTAAAAAATTAGGCATATTATTTATTTTTTAACCAGTTAATTAATGTTTTTACTTCAGCTTTCAGATAAGGTACTTCATACATAATAACTTCTTCTAAAACAGGTTCACCATCTATGTGCTCGTTTATTGGATAGCCATTTTTATCTTTACCTAATTGTTTAAACTTTACATGCTGTAATGTAAGTTTACCTGGTTTTAACTTAGGGTTGTGTCTTAATACAATATACAGATAAATTGACATTTGTAATGCATAATGATTAAAATTACAATCATCTAGATGAGAAATTGGATTATACATTTTATTAGTAATACCTTCCCAGTTTGTAAATCCTTTAGTTTTGATTTCTTTATTTGTCTTGTAATCAGTAATATTCACAACACCATTAACAATCTCAACCAAATCTGCTTGACCACATATCCCCATGGAATTTAAATAAACAAAATGTTCAGGATATACACCATCTAATAGCTTTTGTTCTGGTGCTATTTTATCTCCTGATTCTTCATCAAATAATGGTCTTATAATTGGTACCTCTACACCTGATCTTTCTATAGTTTTAAAGTTTAATAAATCTGCTTCTCTTTGATCATGATAAAAGTTTCCTAGTTTAATTGCTCTTTTAGATTCATTATCCCATGCATCTAAAATTTCTTTAGGTTTCATACCATACCACTTAGATCTTTTATTTTTACATGATTTTGAAGCTTGAGCTTTAGCATCAAACTTTGGTTTAAACATACCAATAAAAGATGTAACACTAGTCCATTGTATATTTTCTTTACCAGTGCTTTGATATATATGACCTTCTTCTTTAAATATTAGACCCATTATTATTTTCTATTTGTTCATTTATTATATCTTCTTGTTCTTCTGTAACTAAAGCCTTCCATCTATTATCAGGACAATCAGAAGATAAACTTCTTGTTTTAAGACTTAAGCTACAACCACATTTACTACAACATGGTTGTGTTCCTGGTACTAAACAATTTCCTCCATCATTATCTAAATGTGGACACTTTTTACATATAGTCCATCTTAGGGCTGCTTCTGCTTCAACATGTTCTTTTTTAAAGATCCTATTATTTATACCTTCCACTATTTCTAATGGATTTCTAAACGCACCCAAAAATTGATTAAGCTTCATTTTTACTCTGCTTGAATTTATTTTTTTCTTTAATTGCTTCTTCAATCATGGTTAATGCATTCTCTTGCATTTCTAATTTATTATTAACAGCATGTGTCTTTTCCATACCATTATAAGTTCTCTTTTTAAGATTGCCTAAAATGCTTTTATTTCTTTTAATTGCTTTTTCAACCTTATTTTTTTTCATTGAAAAAGTACCAAGACCGTCAATATAAATATTTACAGCTTTCATATTAGATAGTGCTTTTCTTACCTGTGCATAATAATATGTTACAAAATCATCCACCACTTCTTTATGTACACCAACTTCATCAGCTATACCTTCTTTAAAGTAATTATGATTTTTTGGTTTCACATCTTAATTTTTTAGTATACATACTCTTCACCACCTAATATTTTAATATCTAATAGTACAAGACCTTCTGATTGTATATTCATGTCTTCTGCTATATAAATATTCTTTTTATTTTTACCCTCTTTAGTCAGTAGATTCTTTTTCTCTGCTTTACTAATTGCATTTCTTGCTGATTGTTCACTTTTAAATATTTTCTTTTCAGTAACATTCTTGCAAAAAATAGGCAATTCAACTCCAGCATTCTGTGATAGCTCAGCCAATAAATCTAACTCTGACTTACTAATATGAATATCATTAAAAAAACAATACATAAGTATCTGATACTTAATTATTTGCTGTAAATTAATCTTTACTTTTTGTTCTACTCTATTTACTACTGCCATTATAAACTCATTATAACGTCTACAAGTCTAGGATCTGGATATACATCCATTTTAGTTTTTCTAACATTAGTATGTGATAATAAACCTTTTACTTTTCCATCACACGCATCCTGGTAAAAATCAAATGCTTTTACAGGACCATATTTTTTAATCCATTGTTGTAGACCAATTCTCATATCTATTTGATCTCTTTCTTGTATGTACTTTATAAGTAATTCAACTTGCTCAATCTGTTTATCAGAATATTTATGCCAAAACTTCTTTCTTCTAAAAGGAATTTCTAGTTCAATTACTTGTGATTCAACAGCTTTCCTTCCAACATAACTTTTATGCTCATTATCTAAATAGCCTATTGAGCATATTTCTATACCAATAGAATGTCTATTCATATAACCAGAACCTGTCTTTCCTAAATGCCAACCATAACCAGTTTCAGGAAATGCTTGTACCATAATACCGTCATGTTCATCATCTCCGTTTCTATAATTCTGCCCTCCCAAAACAAATTCTGTTGCAACACGCCCTCTACTATCTCTATTCCAATTATCTATACATCTATATGGATCTGATCCACCAGCTGTATGATGCAGAAAAAAATATTCATTCCTTCCAGGTTTATTAACTAAATATTCACCTTTACTTAAATAGTGCCTGTGGATTTTTTGACCAAACTTTGTTTCAAAAAATTGTGAATTAGTATCTGTGTCTTCTGCAATACCTGTATCAGGCAAGTTGTGACCATGTAATAGTAGACCCCATGTTTGATTACCTACTATTCCGTCTGGTTTTAAATCTCTTGCTAACTGAAAAGCTATCACTGCTTTCTCTGTTTGTGATCCAAAATGACCATCAACTGATATTTTTAAAATACTTTGAAGTCTGCTTACATCATCACCTTTTGATCCTTTTTTAATTAAATTCATGAATTACGTTTTAAAGTTTTCTTTAAACCCGCTTCATCTTTCATCTTTTCAAAGTCTTCTGATGCTTGGGATGGACCTTCTTTATCTTCCATCTGCTGATATGTTTGTGCAAGAAACATTTGAGCCTGTAACCTTTTAGCTCTAAGCTCTTCAATATCAGTTAGTAATCCCTCATATTCTTTTTGTACTTTAAGATGTTTAATATTTTCTTTATAGAAATTAGAAACTTCTTGCTTACGCTTTGCAATTTCTTCTTTTGATAACTCTTTTACATCTTCTGATGCTGCCGGTTGAGGCATTTCTTTGACTTTTGTCATAATGTTGATTTTAAATTAGTAATATATAACAAATATACAAATAAAGTTTAACTAATAAAAGTTTGAACCTTACTTTTTAGAATTGTCTAACCATTCAGAGTATATGTACCTCTTAAGATCTTCTGGTAATATAGTACTTGGTCTGAAAGCAAACTCACTTGCATATAAGATTTGATCTTTAACAAGAAAGTCTATTCTAAAAAAATCTAACTTGAGATCTTTTGCAATACTCTTTATCTTGGTATAAGTGTCATCAAGATCTACATAATCATTTTCTTTATTGATGAAATTGACTCTATGCCATTCTCTAGGACCCTTTCTTAGATCAGCAATAATTGGACAACCATATAAAACAAACACTTTTAATTCATAGTCATAGTCTATGTATTCTTCAATTAGAATGCCTTTCTTTGCCTCTATAAGCATTAAAGGTTCAGTATGTCCAGCTGATTTTTTAAGTGCTTTATTTAAACTGCTATTGACTAGGTTTATGTTTTTTTTATTTATAAATACATTATCACTTTCAGAAAGGTGTGATGGTTTTGCAACATATTCATTAACTAAAAATTCTTTAAGATCTTCTTCTTCTTCAGTATAATAAATTAATTTAGGTACTTTAAGATTATATTTTGTAAAATAAAGTTTAGCGTAGTATTTATTGTTAAGTTTTTTTAATACGTTGCATTGTACTTTGTTTCTTAATTTTAATGTATTGGAATAATTATTTTTAAATCCTACTTTATATTTTTCTAAAATTTGTGAAAAAGTAAGTAATGGAGTGTAATTATTACTCATAATTATTAATAGTTAACAGCGTATCTTTTTTAATTGATTTGGTAGATATTAATGTTTTTTTATCTTGACTTTTAATTAATTTACAGTTTGAGTCTTTATCTTTAGTTAAAAAGCCACCAAGTGGATTAGCAACATATTTATCTAAATACTTTATAAAATTATGAGTTGTACCAAATTCATTAAATATCTCTATGTCTTTGCTAGCATATAACCTATCATCTTTTAAATATACGTTATCTGGAAGAGGTATATAGTGCTTATTATCTTCTTTATCTGGTTTTGTAGGATCATACCAGGTATAGTTTAAAGTTATTTCTTCACCTTTTTTTATATTATGTAATGCTTTAACTTCTGTAATCATACCTAGTCCCTTTTCAAAAAGCACATATCTATAGGGTGTAATAGCATTAGGTTTATCAGTATAATTAAAAAAACCTATCTCTTTAGTTCTAAAATAAACATTACGGTCAACACAATAATGACCAATACATATTTTTGTTTTTCTTGGTATGTCAACTAATGCAAATGTACCTATCCCATGGATAGAAGATTCTTTCCGTTCAATTTTATTATTCATTACGTATAAAAAAATTTTGATTATTTTGCCAGCTAACGTTTTGTTTGATTCTGGTAACTTTAAATCCATCAATTTGTGTATACGAAACTATTGATACGTCTAGTTCAATTAATTTATCTAATAGTTTTTTATTTAAATCTTTGGGGAATAATAAATTATTTAACCAAACCAAGTCACCTTTTTTAAATTCAAAGTCAAATATATCTTTCTTGTAAATATCAATATTAGATAGTTCATATTTTTCTACCAAAAAGTTTGCATATCCTAATCTTACGTCATGTAAATCAATACCTATAGTTTCTATGTTAGGATTCTTTTCATTCCAGTAAAAGTTCATCCAACCAATACTACATCCTCCTACAATAAATCTTTTGAAGTTTCCTTTTACTTCTTCCATTATGGCTCTGTAACTATTGTGAGGTGTCCAACCCCAACCAAATGAACTAGGATAGCCATAAGATTCTTTAGGATTATTACTTCTATAATCTTTAAGGTCTTGATATAAATCTTTATTTTTCATGAATCCAGAAATGAGGTCCAGGATTTTTTAGATAAGTTGTATTTATTTTTATCTTTTTATCTTGACCTTTATGAGCATAATTCTTTACGTGTAACGAATTGTGTAATATTTTTACGCCACGTGGTAACCCATTATAAACATCTATAGCATTCTTTTTTCTAAAAGCACAAGCGTGTAATATAACATGTGTGGGTTTTAACTTTAGTTCACAAGGATAATGTCCTTTATGTAGTTCTAGTCTATCACCTAATTTGTAATGTTCTTTACGTTCCAAGGCTTTACTATATCTAGTTTTTACAGGTTCTACACCTATACCCTTACACCCTGCCATCATTATTAAGTAGGTTAAAAACTTTCCTGTTCCAACTCCTATATCTAAGACTACGGAATCTTTATCTATTCCGAGTTCTCTAATTACCTTTTGATAATCTGTGATCTCACCATACAGATAGTTTATCATCCTAGGTTCCTTTTTAGCTTTATCAATAAACTCTATTTCTTCTTTACGTAACATCTTGGTAGGTGATTAGATGAGGTCTTGTCCCACTGTTTCAGGATATAGCTCATGTAGTTTTTCTAATAGCTCTGCACACTTTTCATACTCCTCTCTTTCATCATCACTATAATAATCAATCATATTAATTAATTGATCTTTTCTAGGTCCTGAGTCTGGATCATGTGCAAGTAGAGCGGTGCCAGAAGTACCCTTATCCCACTCATTCATTAGAATGTCAAAGGTAGTTCTCTTAGTAATGACTAAGTAAGAGTTATAGAAAGCATCTTCTACTATTCTATTTTCTAAGTTTATTTTATCAATGTCTGATAAACCCATGTCATCATCAAAAAAGTCTTCATCTCTTGCCATGATTGTTGTTTTAGGTGTACACCATCAATATACAAAAATAAAAAAAACTTTCCTACCCATTTTTTTTAATTGTGTGTTTAGCGTTGGCTAAGGGTCCTACTATACTGCTCCCCGGCTACAGTTTGGGACATGGTGTCCCCCTAACTAAATGTTTAATTAAAAAATAAAATTATGTCACAGACACAAGTTTTTTTCCGTAGAGTAAGAATCAATGCAGAGACTGGCACAGCCACAATCATCTGCTCTGATCAACCAATCACACAGACGCAAGGCACACTTGCTGGTCTGAAGGTTGCAACCCAAGCACAGTCAAACATAACGTTTGGCGTACTTTCATTAAGAGACCCTGAAACGGGCTCTGTAATGGGTGCTAAACATCCCACAATTAAAGCATTGCAAAGCAAGCTTAATTCTGGTGATGAAATGCCTGGCTTCGCACTCAGTAGCAATCCTGTTGTAGACAGGGATACTGGTGAAGAAACCGGCCTTTTCTGGGTTGAGGCTATCTAAGCCTCACCAGAACCTGTGTGAACAGGTTTAATGTAGGCACACCGCGTATTGTTACGCCACAGATTCCTACACATAATCCTATTCACTTACCAACTGTAAAGAGTTTTATAGAAGATTAGTTAGGTTGTGTAGTGTTATTGCAAGATATCACTCATAACCTGTCTAAATCTTTTATTTTTGCAGTAAAATCTTTTTTTTATGTGTGTGTCACGCTATAAAGTAGCTCTCAAACACCACATATTACCACTAATTACCACATCCTAAAACGTTTAACACAGTATAATATATATATAGCTATGAAGACAATGTTTGAAGCTTTTAAACTCAATGGAATTGAATACTATTACCACAAAGGTAAATGCTTTGTTGATAATGGTACAATAAGACAAGAGTTAACAATAAAAGAATATGAGAATGCAATGATGGACTACCTAATCAAAGGGTAGTTCATTGTGTTCTCTCTCTATAGGATAAGAGTAATAGTACCCGCAATATTGCAAACAACCACTAATACTTAAACAATGTTTATAGATAAACACTTATTTCAGAAATCTTACCACCAGGTAAAACTAAAACTTGATGCAATCTGCCAAATGGCAGCAGATATGAATGTAGAAGAATTTATGCAACTGTATGAATCTCTCAAACAACAAGTAGAACAACCAGATCGTAAAGCTTATCTGTCTAATAAAGAACAAGATAATATTAAGCGTAACCTCATAGAAGATATGATTAATGATTCACCATCAATGGGATGGATAGCAGAAGTTAATCAGGCAGAGCAAGAAGATATGATTAATAATGGACAAATAGATATGGACTATTATAATCCTGATTGAAGAAACTTGGGGAAGTTAACTGCACATGGTTGCAAACATAGATGCAGAGGGTTAGGAGTAATTACCTATCCTTCTGTCTTCCTCACCTTTTTAAGATACGTGCCAACTAAGATTGTAAATTAAGTTAACGCTTGGCTAGTGTGTTAGACATGAAGAGAAACTAGGCTAGATTCCTAGTACTAACTATAAGGGCAACGTGAGTGCGCCTCCTTTTGATAAAGGATAATAAATATCTAATCCTAACTATGGTAAGGCAAGCTGAACCATAGGACAGCCGTGCCAGTTGTAGTTGGATAAAATAGACTGGCTTTTGTATTACTTGCAATATTGCACAACACTTAAAACAATAGTTATGAAAACTATAATTAGTAAGTTCAAGGACTATACAGATGAATGTATAGCATTTTTAATAATCATTGGATGGTTTAGTATAATCACTATGTTAGCCTCCTACTTAACTTAATCACTATGTATAATATCACTATCAATAACCAGGATGCTTTCGTAATGTATCAAAATGAATTAGGTATATCGTTATATCCAAATGAAAGTTGTATTCACTTCTTTAACCAGAGTGGAGATCACATAACCGCAAAGCATGAAGACGTATCATCTATTAGAAAAGAAGTTTTAATGGATGAATTACTAGAGAACTCTCAACTTAGAGAACTAGCACACCATCATAACCTCATCACTGTATGTAGCTTTGATCGTGTAAGCTATCTTAACTACACTTTAAAGCACTGTTAGTTATGAAAAATCTAGTAGAAAAGAATCTTAATCTAATATCTGTAGTAATAACTGTATGTTACATATGGTTTTTACTATGGGTAATTAGTTTAATAATTGAACAAGCATTTTAATAACCTTTAATAATTAGAAAAA